CAAAAGGGAAGATGGGACTTTCCTGAATTGAAGCGTAGGGCCAAGGAGCAGTATGACGAGTGGAAGCCCGATAACGTGTTGATCGAGGCCAAGGCAACCGGTGTGCCATTGCAGCAAGAGCTTCGCCGAATTGGGATCCCTGTTACAATGTACACGCCAGGTGGACGCCGGTCAGGTCAGGATAAGATTTCTCGAGCCAACGCGGTGGCCCCTTTGTTCGAGTCCGGTATGGTATGGGCCCCGGACACTGATTGGGCGATGGAGTTGATCGAGGAGTGTGCGGCGTTCCCAAATGGGGACAATGATGACCTTGTGGACTCGACCACCCAGGCGATGATGCGGTTTCGTGCCGGGAATTTTATTAACCTTGACAGCGACTATCAGGATGAGAAAGTCAGTGAGGGGCTTGTGCCGGAGTACTATTGAGGCATAGAATTGTAGCAACTTTTCTGCTGGGACCTTAATGGACCGAAACCTCGAAGACATTGACAGCTTGTCGGTAGCTCGTTTTGCCGTGGGCGGTCCTGTTGGCCAGATGCCTGCTGCACAGCCTATCGAGGTTGACGGCCCGTTGTCCATGGCCCTTGGTGGGTTAGTTGATATCGACAGTCTGTCTACCGCTGCCTTTGCTGAAGGAGGCGAGGCCAGGAGTGAGGACGCGTATACCGAGGCTGAGATTGCCAGGATGCGTGAGGCGATGCAGATGGGCCAGCCTCAACGAAAAGAGTCGGAGTCTCCGACGCGACAGGCGGTCAAGCGTATTATTCCAAGGCCCACGGCCCAAGGACCACAACAGTCACAGCCGTCTACTCTTTCCCGGCAACAGCTCTACGCGTTACCCCCGTATTCTTTGGACATGGCTGGCAAGCTTGGCAGGGTTGGTCCTATCCGGCGTGCCGAGGGCAGCCCTGAGTATGGCGAAGTAGCGGAGCAGATGACTGTTGGAACGTTGCCCACGGACCAAAAGCCTGCGGGTCAAGTGTTTCGTGATATTGGCCGGGATGTTGTGCGTGGAGCGCAATATCTGCCGTATGACTTGGTTGGTGCTCCGGTGGACATTGCTACGATGGCGATGCGTCCGTTTGGGTATGACGTCGAGAAGCCTTTCATGGGCAGCGAGTATTTGATTGAAAAGGCTAGGCAAGCAGGGATTGCTCAAAAGCCCACGGGTTCAGCAGCAGAGACAGCGACACGTATTGGTATGGGGTTTGTAAATCCTGCAGCAGTAGCTCGCCAAATTCCTGCAGGTATTGCAGCGTTGGAAAAGGGCACTGAGCAGATGACCCTTCCAGCGTTTCGGAAGATTACTGGAAACCCGAAAGCGACCAAAGAGGACATGATAGATTTTGTGTTGGACCAGAAGAGTCTTGTCTCGATGGGCGCGCCAACGGTCATCAAGCCCAAAGGTGGAGTTTTTCCAAAAGCTCAAACAGGCTCTGGGATAGATAATTATCTACAGCGCGTGCAGGAAACTCTTGCACGTGATGCAGCGGGAGATCTGACAATAGGCCAGATCAAGACTATAAATAAGTTCATAGAAGACAAAGGCCGCAAGTATTTAACGACTACTTATGGCACTGGAGATGACGTATTAAAAGAAGCTCTTTTGCAGGGTCGCATGCCTACGTTCGGAACGGATAAGAAAAATTTCCGTGAGTATATGCTTCGGGAAGCGCGAAGCGGTAACCCTGAAGCGTTGCAAGACTTTGAGCGTTTTTATGACATGAGATCTGGCATAAGCCAATATGTAGTAACCCCTTCTCAGTATGAGGCTGCGGAAGAGATTCGAGACACGGCTTCAAGACAGATGCTTGAGAAAATGAAGCAAGAAGGAGTGCAAGAAGAACTAATTGAAGTTCCTTTTATTCGCAAGGTAGAAGCTGAGTACATGTTAAAGGACCACTCTCCAGAATACCAAAAAGACCTTGCAAGAAATTTAATGAATCGTGAGTTGGGATTAAATCGTCCTGTAGACGTAACCGACGAAACATTAATCCGTGCCGCACAAGAGGGAGAAGTTTTTTATGACCTTCCGGTAATGCCCTCGCTTGACTTTTTAGATGTAAGAAATTTGGCCAAAAGTTTATCCACATTAAATCCGGACAAACTTAACAACATGAGTTTTGCAGAGGCCGTGGTTCAAGGAACAAAGAACACGAAGCTTCAGCGCGACTGGGATGAAGTAATCAAGAAGGTTGAAGGTAACAAAAGTATTCCGAAAGAGCTGTATGACATTGGTACGGAAAATATTAGGCCAATGGGAGAAGACAGGTGGGTGCGGTTAACTACAGCTCAGGCCGTTCAACTGGAAGGAGCAGCAATGCACCACTCTGTTGGTGGGTATGCTAAAAAAGGAGAATATGGGGTAGGAGGCCTTGACGCGCTGCTTTCCGGAAAAGCCCAGGTGTTCTCCCTTCGCGGAAAAGACGGTCGCCCAAGGATTACAATCGAGGCCCAAAAGAATGAAGATGGCACCTTAATTGTAAGACAGGTAAAAGGAGACTTTAACGGAGTACCTGAACCCCAAGATCAAGAACGGGTAGTTGAATTCTTAAAAGGCTTGCCCATAGACAAGATTCAGCCTGACTCTTATACAAGGTCTGCTACGGGTGAGGATCTCCCAGAGCGAGTTCGGATAGATTGGTCCGATAAAGCTGGTTTTGGCGCAAGAAGCATTTTTTAGTGTATAAAGGCAAAGATTATGCCCATTGACAAAATAGTTAACGAAGCCCCGTCAGAGTCCGAGCTCAAGATTGAGATCGAGCAAGAGGGCATGCCGGACATCGAGATCGTCTTGGAAGAAGACGGCAGCGCCGTGGTCGAGATCGGCGAAGATGAAGACAAGGATGTGGACTTCTATGCCAACCTGGCCGAGGTAGTAGACCAGGACGACCGGCAACGGATTGCCTTGGACCTTGCTGCTTTGTTCGAGGCAGACAAGTCCAGTCGCCAAGACTGGGAGATGATGTACTCCAAGGGCTTGGAACTATTGGGCTTAAAGATTGAAGAGCGCACCAAACCCTTCCGGGGCGCCGCTGGTGCGGTGCATCCAATGCTGACCGAGGCCATTGTTCAGTTTCAGGCCCAGGCGTTTAAGGAACTAATGCCAGCAAGCGGCCCTGTGCGTACGCAGATCCTTGGCAAAGAAACGCTAGAAAAGGCCCAGCAGGCCGCTCGTGTCCAAGATTTCATGAATTACCAGATAACTACGGTGATGAAGGAGTACACACCGGAGTTTGACCAGCTGCTTTTCTATACCGGGTACGGCGGATCGACGTTCAAGAAGGTGTATTACGACAACCAGGTAGGACGGATGGTGTCAAAGCTGGTCTTGCCTGACGATTTATTCATCCCGTACTTTGGCTCGAGCGTCATGAGCGAGTGCCCACGGATCACGAACCGTATTCCGATGGACTCAAACGACTTTCGCAAGCGTGTCGTGAGCGGGGAATACTTAGATTTAGACATCGAACCGGAAAACTACCCGATAGATGCGAGCCAAATCACGTATTCGGTGGACAAACAGACGGGAGTTGTGGAAACAGGCTCTCCTTCCGAGATATTTTTGCTTGAATACCACGTTGATTTGGACCTTCCAGGCTTTGAAGACGTGGGTGAGGACGGTGAGCCCACTGGGATCAAGCTTCCTTACGTCGTAACAATCGACGAAACCAGCGGTCGGGTGCTTGCAATCCGTAGAAACTGGGTCGAGGGCGACGAAAAGTGCTGCCGGCGTAATTATTTTGTGCATTATGTGCTTGTAGAGGGCTTAGGCGCTTACGGTTTGGGCTTTGTACACCTGATTGGTGGGCTGTCAAAGACTGCAACGTCTGCATTGCGTCAACTTTTGGACGCAGGAACGCTTGCTAACCTACCAGCAGGCTTTAAGGCCAAAGGCGCACGGATCTCGGACGACGATAATCCGATCCAGCCTGGCGAATGGCGCGATATCGATGCGGGAGGCGCGGAACTTCAGTCCTCTCTCATGCCATTGCCGTAC